TGTACAAGCTCGTATTGCGAAACTAACTCGTAAGATGAGAGAAGCAGAGAGAAGAGAACAAGCTGCCGTAGAGTATGCAAAAGCTGTAGAACAGAAAAGACAAACTTTAGAGAAGAAGTTTGAAAAAACTGATTCTGATTACATTAAAAAATTTGAGACAACTATATCTTCAGGTTTAGAAGCTGCACAAAAAGAATTAGCTGCAGCAATTGAATCTGGTAATGCAGAAGCTCAAGTAGAAGCTAACAAAAGAATTGCTACACTCGCATTTGAGAACGCAAAACTAGAGGCAGCTAAAGAGGGAAGACAAACAACAGCACAAGCAGAAAAGCCTGTGCAAAACTTATCTCAAGGTGGAGATGTAAACATCCCTCAAAAAGATGATCCAATTAACCCAGATCCTAGAGCCGAAGCATGGGCTGCTAAGAATTCTTGGTTTGGAACTGATAGAGCGATGACTTATACTGCATTTGAGATACATAAGGATCTTACTGAAAAAGAAGGGTTTGATCCTAGTTCTGATGAGTATTATGCAGAAGTTGATAAAAGAATACGAGTTGACTTCCCGCATAAATTTGGTACAACTGAAACTAAGCAAACGGCCGCCCCTGTTCAGACAGTGGCTTCTGCTAATAGAAGCGTAAAGCCTGGTCGCAAAACTGTGAAACTCACTTCTTCACAAGTAGCAATAGCTAAAAAATTAGGAGTGCCACTCGAAGAGTACGCAAAACAATTAAAAAACACGGAAGGAGCGTAACATGGAAAAAGAAAACAAAACTTCTCGTGCGAATCAAACACGGTCAGAGTCTGAAAGACCAAAAGTGTGGGTTCCACCATCTTCTCTAGATGCACCCCCTGCACCTGATGGATTCAGGTATAGATGGATAAGAGCTGAAGTCGTAGGATTTCAAGATACGAAAAATGTAACCGGACGTTTAAGAGAAGGTTATGAATTAGTTCGTGCCGAAGAAGTCGAAAACGCAAGCGATTATCCAGTCCTCGATGAGGGCAGATACAAGGGAGTGATTGGGGTCGGTGGCCTTCTACTTGCGAAGGTACCCGAAGAAATCGCGCAGCAACGTCAAGACTACATGGCTAATCGTCATGAAGAACGAAGCGAAGCAGTTAATAACGATTTAATGAAGGAGCAGGATAGTAGAATGCCTATCAATATTGACAGGCAATCTCGTGTAACCTTCGGTGGTACAAAGAAGTAATTTTATTTCTCGGGATAACAACCAATTCCCTACTATCGAATTAACTTAAACAACTATTGGAATAGGAGAAAACAATATGGCTAATAGAAACACATCAGGTTTCGGTTTAGTTGCAGCGAACATGGCAGGTGGTCAAGCATCTGTACAAGGTCAAAGCAATTTCAAAATCGATGCCGGTCATAACGCAAATATCTTCAATGGTGAATTTGTTAAAATTGATCACTCAGGTACTCAAGGGTACATAATCGGTGGTCAAGGTTCTGCAGCTCAAGGTGTTGGAGTGCTTAATGGAATTTTTTACAATGCGGCTGATACATTAAAGCCGACATTTTCAAACTTCTATAAGACACCAATTACACCGGCGAACTCAGAAGACATTGAAGCCTTTGTGATAGACAACCCTTTCCAGCAGTACGTGGTAGCAACAGATGATGCAACTACAGTCAACTCGTTCTTAAGAACGTATGACATGAACACATCAACAGGAAGCACAACAACTGGTAAATCAAACGCGACTCTTAACATTGGTGTTGTTGGAAACAACGACAAACAATTTAGATTGTTAAGATCAGCTGAAGATCCAGAAAATGCTGAAGCAGGTGCGTTTAGATCAGTAGTAGTTATCTGTAACAAACACACGTATGTTCACCAATAATAGGAGTATATAGACTATGGCAATATCACGATCACAACTAGTCAAAGAGCTAGAGCCTGGCCTGAATGCACTATTTGGGCTGGAATACAAAAGGTATGAAAATCAGCATGCTGAGATTTATACTAACGAAAACAGTGACAGAGCTTTTGAAGAAGAAGTTATGTTATCTGGATTCGGAAATGCGCAAGTAAAAGCAGAAGGTGCAGGAGTTACATTTGACGATGCACAAGAAACTTTTACAGCGAGATACACTCACGAGACAGTAGCTTTAGCATTTGCTATAACTGAAGAAGCTATCGAAGATAACCTCTACGATAGACTTGCTGCAAGATATACAAAAGCTTTAGCAAGATCTATGAGTAATGCGAAGCAAGTAAAATCGATAGAACCTTTAATTAAAGGTTTACCATCGACTAATACATTTAAATCTGGAGATGGCGTATCTTTATTTAATAAAGATCATACTACATTAACAGGACCAAATGTTGCTAACACTTTGCAAACTCAAGCAGATCTTAACGAAACTTCGTTAGAACAATCAATGATTGACAT